GCATCTTATAGAGCAGCTAATCCTGGATCAAAATTAAAAACAGCAGTAACTACTAAACCTTCAAAATTAAAATCAGGTTCAAAAGCTGCAAAAAGACGTAAGTCATTTTGTGCTAGAATGAAGGGTATGAAGAAGAGACTCACTTCAGCTAAAACAGCCAGGGATCCGGATTCAAGAATCAATAAGTCACTTAGAAAGTGGAATTGCTAATGATAGATAAATTTATGTACACACTATTTGGTGCTATTGACAAATTTTTTGACACATTTATACCTAACGCTTATGAGAGACTCAAAAACAATAGAATCTTTTCTAAAAGAAAAAGATCGAAAAAATAAAGAACAAAGTTTGTTTAAAGACCTTCGTAAAGAGGTAGATACCGGTGCGAACGGTACACAAAAATATGTTCTTAAGAAAGGTACAAATAAAGGTAAAGTAGCTAATGTTAAATGAAGAACTAGTAGTATTAAATAAATTACAAAAAATGTTAAAAGAATCATATCAAAATATTGGAGATGCTATGATTGGTGGTGGTATTGACAATATGGAAAAATACAAGTATATGATGGGACAGGCACACGCCTATTTAAGAATATCACAGGAAATATCAAGCCTGCTAAATCCAAAGGAGGATAAAAAACATGATACTGAAAGACCAGAAAACGTCGTCGAATTCGGAAACCCCAAAGGTTAAATCGGCATTATTAGATAAATACAAAGAAGATCATCAAAAAGAAGTTGATGGTTATGAACGTTTAAAAACAAAAGAATCAAATAAATTACCTAAACCAACTGGATGGAGATTAGTTGTTCTACCATTTAAAATGGCAGAAAAAACTAAAGGTGGATTATATCTAGGACAAGAAACTTTAGAGCGACAACAAGTAGGATCTACTTGTGGTTTAGTTCTTGCTATGGGTCCACATTGTTATGATAAAGAAAAATTTCCTGAAGGTGCTTGGTGTAAAAAAGGTGACTGGGTAATTTTTGCAAGATATGCTGGATCAAGAATCCAGATAGACGGTGGGGAAGTTAGATTGCTAAATGACGATGAAGTTTTAGCAACCATCGACAATCCCGAAGATATACTTCATCAATACTAACATAGGAGGAAACTATGCAACAAGAAGAAAACAAAACAGTCGATATCGACACATCTGGTCCAGGTGCTGAAATAGAATTAGAAGATAATTCTAAAGAAACAGAAACACCTGAAGTAGAAACTTCTGCTGAAGAAACTAAAACTGAAGTTGTTGAAGAACAACCAGAAGAAAAAGTTGAAGCTAAAGAAGAAGATAAAAAAGAACCAACAGAAGATGAACTAAAACAATATTCTGAAGGTGTTCAAAAAAGAATAGCTAAATTAACTAAAAAATGGAGAGAAGCTGAGAGACAAAAAGACGAAGCTTTAACTTATGCTCAAAGAATTATTGAAGATAAAAAAAGAGCAGAAGATAAATTGTCTAAGATGGAACCTAGTTTCTTAAAAACAACAGAAGAAGGAATTAAGTCTGGTTTAGAATCTGCTAAAGCAAAATTAGCTGCTGCAAGAGAAGCAGGAGATATTAATGCAGAAGTAGAAGCTCAATCTTTAATTTCAGAATATGCTTATAAACAAGCTAAGTTTGTTGAAGCTAAAACAGCTCAAGAAGAAGCTTTAAAAAGAAAAGAAACTGAAGTTAGAACTCCTGAAGTTAATTTAAATAGACAACAAGCGGCTAGAGGAACACCTGATCCTAAAGCTGAGTCATGGGCAGAAAAAAACACATGGTTTGGTCAAGATACAGCTATGACTTATACTGCTTTTGATTTACATAAAAAATTAACAGAAGAAGAGGGTTTTGACCCACAATCTGATGAGTATTATTCTGAGATAGATAAGAGAATAAGACTTGAATTCCCCCACAAATTTGCTAATAATGAGCAAAAGGTGGAAACGGCCAAACCTGTACAGACAGTTGCTTCGGCAAAAAGAAGTACAAAAACTGGTCGCAAAACTGTGAGGCTCACACCATCACAGGTAGCAATAGCTAAAAAATTAGGTGTGCCACTTGAAGAATATGCGAAACAATTAAATATCACGAAGGAGGTATAGGCATATGGAAAATAATAACGACAAAAGAACCTCGCGTGCGAGTCAAACTAGAGAAAAAGAATCTAAACCAAAAGTTTGGACTCCACCATCAAGTTTAGATGCACCCCCTGCGCCTACTGGATTTAGGCATAGATGGATAAGAGCTGAATCTTTAGGATTCCAAGATACTAAGAATATCGCTGGAAGAATAAGATCTGGATATGAGCTTGTAAGAGCTGATGAATATCCTGACTCAGACTTTCCAACCGTAGAAGACGGTAAATATAAGGGAGTGATCGGAGTTGGTGGCCTTGTGCTGGCAAGGGTACCGGAAGAAATCGCAAAACAACGTTCTGACTATTATAAAAAACAAGCTCAGGAAAACGTTGAGGCAGTAGACAACGATTTAATGAAGGAACAGCACCCAAGTATGCCGATCAATATTGATCGACAAACTCGTGTAACTTTTGGTGGTAGCAAGAAATCCTAATTTAAGAATTTCTAAAACCAACAAAGTGCACTTAAACTAACTAATGTCTAAGGAGGACAACTATTATGGCGACAAATAAAGACGCTGCATTCGGTCTAAGACCGATTGGAAAAGTTGGACAAAATAGAGACAACCAAGGTTTAAGTGAATACTCAATCGCAGCAAACGATTCTACTACTATCTATTTTCAAGATGCAGTAGGAGCGACAGCAGCTGGTACAATTCACCAAGCAGCTGTAGGTGCTACGTTATTGGGATCATTGAACGGGGTGTTCTATACAGATCCAACAACAAGTAAACCAACATGGAAGAACCACTATACGCAAGTTAATGCTGACGATACAGTGGCTTTCGTGGCTGACGATCCTTATGAAAGGTTCGAAATCCAATGTGATGCTGCATTTGCTCTATCAGGCAAATTCGCAACATACGATATAGTTTTAGGTGCAGGTGATTCTGCAAACTACGTTTCTAAAACTGAATTGGATGTAGGAACACTTTCAACTGGTTCAGAACAGTTAAAAGTAATCGGAGTGACTGGTGATTCAGAAAATAACAACAAGTCAAATGCTACAACTTTAGCAGATGCGGCGAACGTTATTTGTATGATCAACGAGCACTTCTTAAAATCAGACCAAGGAGTATAAGGAGAATAAACTATGGCGATATCAAGAGGACAACTAGTTAAAGAACTAGAACCAGGTTTAAATGCCTTATTTGGCCTGGAATATAAACGTTATGAGAATCAGCATGCTGAGATCTACACAACTGAATCTTCAGACAGAGCGTTTGAAGAAGAAGTTATGTTATCAGGTTTTGCTCAAGCACAGACTAAATCGGAAGGTGCTGGCGTGACTTTTGACAATGCTCAAGAGACTTACACAGCTAGATACACTCACGAGACTATAGCTTTAGCATTTTCAATCACTGAAGAAGCGATTGAAGATAACTTGTATGACAGACTTGCTAGTAGATACACAAAAGCATTAGCTAGATCTATGGCGAACACAAAACAAGTTAAAGCAGTAGCTCCGTTGATTAACGGTCTACCAACTAACGATGCTTTCGATTCAGGTGATGGTGTTTCATTATTTAACACTTCTCACCCAACAATCGCAGGTACTGTTAGCAACACTTTAGCAACTCAAGCGGACTTAAACGAAACATCATTGGAGCAGTCTTTAATCGACATCGCTGCAATGACTGACGAAAGAGGTCTAAAAATTGCTGCTAGAGGAGTAAAAATGATTATTCCTTCTGAGCTTCAATTTACAGCTGAGAGATTGATGAAGTCTCAAGGTAGAGTTGGAACTGCTGACAATGACGTGAATGCTATCGTGTCTATGGGAATGATCCCACAAGGTTACAGAGTTAATAACTTTTTAACTGACACAGATGCGTTCTACATCATGACTGACGTGCCAAATGGTATGAAGTACTTTGAAAGAGCCCCAATTAAAACGGCTATGGAAGGTGACTTCGATACTGGTAACGTAAGATACAAAGCTAGAGAAAGATACTCATTTGGTGTATCTGACTACAGAGGTATCTTCGGCGTTGAAGGTGCGTAATACCTAATAATTTTGTGGCGGGACATTGTTCCGCCACAATTGTAAAATAGAAAGACAAAACCATGAATAAATACTTAGTTAAAATATTTACAAAACACTTACAAACAAAGTTTGAAATTGAAAGCGATAAAGAGATAAATAATGCGGATGAGCTAAATAAACCCATTATTGACTTTTTAGGAAAATCTGATATAAAATGGGAACAAAATGATTTGCAATACAATAGTACTGCAAATGATTTTTATATAACCTATGAGGAGGTTAATAATGGCTCAGGACAACATGGTATTGTTCGCGAAGAAGCTCAAACTCGAGTCTAAATGGAACGAGTTGTTTCTCGAAAACAAAGGACAAATTACCGCTGAAATGTCTGTTATAGGTGATGAGATCAAAACTGTAATTAGATCAATCATCAGACAACAGGAAGAGCAAGTCCGAACCAATCCGTTAGATGGCGAAGTTCATCTTTACGCTGGTTAATTAGGACTAATACATCGCTGTAAAAGACTCTTTTACCGTAGGGATCTCTTGCACTTTTCAATAAATTCATATATAAATTAATTACTATACATAAATTATTCTGCATAGACGAGTATAGTCGACGGCCTAGAGACTATGTGGAAATAACTAGGAGGATATAAATATGGCAAAAACTACGTTCACAGGACCAGTAGTATCTTTAAATGGTTTCCAAGGCGTTGGTGTAGGAATGCCTGTAACACTTACAAGTGGAGCAGTAACTGTAGCATCACACGCAGGAAAACTTTTAAAAATTGGTTCTGACACAGATGGTAAAATTACTTTACCAACAATTAATGACAGTGCAGCAGGAGCAACTGATTCAACTGGATTAAACTCAGGTAGCAATATCGGAGCACAATTCTTTTTTTATGTTGAAACTGCATGTACAGATCTTGACATCAAAACTGATGGTACTGATAAATTCATCGGTGGATTAGCAGTTGCAAGCACAAACGCAACAACTTTTAATACAAGAGTATTTGTACCAGCAGCTACTAATGATGTAATCACTATGAATGGTGATACTCAAGGTGGTAAAGTTGGTTCTGTATTAAAAATCACAGCATTGGATGATAACAAATATGTAGCGGAAGGTGTCTTAATAGGTACTTCTACTTCAAATGCAAGTGTCACTCCATTCGCTGACGCGTAATAAATAATTAATGTGGGCCTTCGGGCCCACACAATTTTAATAGGAGAAAATTATGGCAAGTAAAGGCGATATACAAGCAACTAGATTTACAGCAGCTACTTCAAATGCAGTTATTGCTCCGGCAGTAAGATTAAGAGGTATTATAATTTCTGCAAGTTCTACAACAGACGCAGGTCTGGTAGAACTAAAAACAACTAGTGCAACAGGATCAACTTTGTTTGTTGCAGACATACCGGCTGGAGATGTAATTAACTTTTCATTCCCTGAAGATGGAATTAGATTTGGTGAAGGAATATTTGTTTCTACATTTACAACTGTTGCGGCTGTAACATTATTGACTGACAAATATTCTGGATAAGGAGTTTTAATGGCTACCTCTGGAACAACAACTTTTGAATCAAGTTTTTATATTGATGATATAATCACTGAAGCTTATGAAAGAATAGGTAGATTTGATTATTCAGGTAATGATATAAAAACTGCAAGACGTTCTTTAAACATAATGTTTCAAGAATGGGCTAATAGAGGTTTGCATTATTGGCAAGTAAAAAATAATTCAATTACATTAGTTGATGGTCAATCAGTATATACTATGTACAGATCAACAGCTGATGGCACTTCAGATGCAACAGCGGTATATGGTGTTGATGATATTTTAGAAGCAAGTTATAGAAATGCTTCTAGTGTTGATACACCTTTAACAAAAATTAATAGATCTTCTTATCAAGCATTTTCAAATAAAACATCTACTGGTGTTCCATCACAATATTTTGTACAAAGATTTATAGATAGAATTACAGTAACTTTATATTTAACTCCCGGAACCACTGAAGCCGGAAACTTTCTAAACTATTATTATGTCAGCAGGATTCAGGATGCAGGGGCTTATTCTAATGAAGCAGATGTACCATATAGATTTGTACCTTGTATGGTTGCAGGACTTGCATATTATTTATCAATTAAATTTAATCCACAATTGGTTCAACAAATGAAATTACTTTATGAAGATGAACTCAATAGAGCTTTAACTGAAGATGGTTCTTCATCTAGCTCTTACATAACCCCAAAAAATTATTATCCAAATGTCTAGATCAAATGGAAAATATGCACAATTTATTTCTGATAGAAGTGGACAAGCATTTCCATATACAGAAATGGTTATTGAATGGAATGGAGCAAGAGTCCATACATCTGAATTTGAACCAAAGCATCCACAACTAGAACCAAAACCAGCACCTGCAGATCCACAAGGTTTAGCTAATGCAAGACCACAAACATTTTCAGCTCAAACAGGTGATGGAGGATTTATGAATGTAGATTTAACTTTACCAGGAGCGTTTGCTTTTGGATCAAACAATGGTATGATACCTGACGATGGTTCTTCTATTAATGTAAGAAGAGAAGCACAAGCAAATTTAGGGAGTGTAACAATTAGTATAACATAATGACATACGCAGAATTAGTACAAAAAATCAGAGACTATACAGAAGTAGATTCAAATGTTTTAACATCTACTATTGTAGATGGCTTTATTGAAAACGCAGAATTTAGAATTTTAAGAGATGTAGACTCTGATAATAATAGAAGATATGCAACAGCTAACTTAGTAGCTTCAAACAGATTTATAGATACACCTGATGATTTACTTGTAGTTAGATCTGCTCAGATTGTAGATGGTGGATCAGGCTCTACTAGAAGTTTTTTAGAATATAGAGATACAAGTTATATGTCAGAATATAACTCTACCGGTGTTACTGGAGAGCCAAAATATTATAGTATGTGGGACCAAAATACAATAGTTGTAGCTCCTACACCAGATTCATCTTATGAAATTCAATTAAATTATATCTTGAAAGATCAAGGTTTATCGAGTACAAATACGGAAACGTACATAAGTAAAGTTTTTCCCAACGGACTTTTGTATGCATGCTTAGTAGAAGCTTTTTCATTCTTAAAGGGGCCAAATGATCTCTTGCAATTATACGAAGGAAAGTATAAACAAGTGGTTGAAGGCTTCTCAATAGAACAAATGGGAAGACGAAGACGAGATGAATATCAAAGTGGTGTTCCTCGAGTCGGTGGTAAATAATAATAAGGAGATAAACTATGGCTATATCACA